ATGGCTCGTGGTTGCAAACTCGGTAGAAAAAAAGCTACTAAAATTACATAGGAGGGACCATGTCCCTTAGGAGTTTATTAAACCTGGGGAAGGAATTACTTAAGGCTAAAAAACCTTCAGCAACACCGACCACCGGACAACAGACAAAACAAATAACCTATACTCCTCAACCTTCACAACAACAGGCTAAGGATTTAGTTAAACAAGAATTAAGAAATCCTCCAGTAGTTTTAAAAAAAACTAAACCTTTACAAATGGGTGATGAGATGGCCCCTGCTTTTGGTTCGTCAACATACGATTGGACTATGAGAATGGGGAGAGGTCAATACACAGCTGATGAATGGTTGAATCATTTAACTTCTACAAGAAAAGTAAATTTTAAAATATTTGGTAAACCTGCAACTAAAACCATTAGGGAACAGAAAAGATTTAAATATGATTCAGGACCCTTTGCTGGTAAAGAAGTAAATGTATCCAAAGAAGAATTATTTGATTCTAATTTAGCAGTATTCAATGAACTCGGAGATCTAACAGGTGGACTGTTATTTGCAGCCAAAAAGTTTGGTCTGAAACTTGATGCTAATCAAGTAGGAGCAATGTTAAAATTAAATCCTATTAACAGATTAAAACCTATAGAGCTTGGTGTTACTAAAGGTGCACAAGAAGCCTTTGATACATCTTTAAAAAATGCAAGAAATGTTGTGCAGGATTTACAAGTAAAATACAAAGATAACATGACTTACAAACAAATGCTTGACGATGTGCAATATTATTTAAAAAATGAAGGAGGAATACCAAGCGGTGGTCAAGTATCTGAATTAACTAAAGCAGCAAAAAAGATTGGTGTTGAATTGCCTTTAGATGAAAGAAAAGTTTTAAATAAAGTTATTGGAGATGTAAATTCAAAAGTTGCTCCATTAAAAGCAAGTAAAACAAGATACGGTAATGAAAGTAATTACACGTTACAAGGTGGTAAAGATTACAGAGAAACAATTTTTACTTTACCTGAAGATATTGTAACAAACACCAGTCCAAGAAATAAAGGCGGTCACTTTACTGAAGTTATAGGAGATACAAATAATATTTATCATATTAGATACGATACAAGGTTCACACCAGATGGTAAAAAAGTTTTTATGATTAATGAAATACAATCTGATGTAAACCAAAGTATTGCAAAATCTTTATCAAAAGCTCAACAATTATCTGGTGAAGCTAGACTAAATCCTTTCAATGCAGATTTAGAATTAAATTTATTAGTTAATCAACGTGGTAAAATGTTGAAAGATTTAGATGATGCAATTACTAATAATGAATTTGGTAGAGTAAATGCAGTGAGTGCATCCTTGAAAGATGTTAACAATAAATTAAGAAGATTGACAACTAGGAATGAATATAGTGATAACGTAAAAGATTATTATCCAATGGTAGAAGCTGATTCATATGGAGACCATGCAGTAAAATATTTGATGCAGAAAGCTGCACGAGAAAATGTTGATTACGTAGCCGTTGCCCCGTTTGACAAAGTAAGTTTCAGACAAGGATACAAAGCGGGTAATGAAAGATTTTATGGTTATGCTAATGGTAAGGGAATAGGTAAAAAAGGAAAAGCAGTTCTTCCAGATGTAATGTCTAAAAATGCTAGATTCTATGGATCAAAAGCAGGGCCTACAAAAATATCTTTATCTGATCCAACAATGCCTTATAAAACTGTTAAACGAGATACATTTAAATACCCAAAAGATCACCCACTAAAAGGAAAAGAAATAAAAAGTTCATATCATAGTGAGTCCGGTATGAACCCTGAAAAGGGAACAAAGAATATTCCTGAAGGAGATCCACGCTTGTATTTTGATGCATATGCTATTAAAGTAGTTCCATTAATGAGAAATACACAAAAAACTTACAAGTCTAAAGGAGGACTTGTGGTGGATATGTTTAAACCAATAGGGTACAATTAATCATGGCAGTAGAAAAAGTAACAGAGGAATTAGCAGAGGAAAAGGTTGAACAACCTGAAGGTCTTCCAATTGATGTTCAAGTAGAAGGTGAAGAAGAGGTAGTAGAAGAAAGACCTCAAGATGATTTCAATGCTAATTTAGCAGAGGGCATGGACGAGCGAGAGCTTAAGGACATGGCTATGTCTCTTATTGAAGAATACAAAAAAGATAAAACATCTAGAAAAGAATGGGAAGACGCTTACATAAAAGGTTTAGATTTATTAGGCACTAGATATCAAGAAGTAACAAGACCATTTAAAGGAGCTTCCGGTGTCACACATCCTTTGTTAGCTGAGTCTGTTACACAGTTCCAAGCACAAGCTTATAAAGAATTAGTACCATCTGATGGGCCAGTAAGAACCCAAGTTCTTGGTGTACAAACACCGGCCACCGAATCACAGGCAGAAAGAGTCAAAGACTATATGAATTACCTGCTGATGGAGGAGATGGAAGATTATACAACTGACATGGATCAGATGTTATTTTACTTACCACTATCAGGATCTACATTTAAAAAAATTTACTTTGATGCTTTACAAGATAGACCAGTATCTAAATTTATTCCTGCAGAAGATTTAGTAGTTCCATATTATGCTAGTGATTTGAAAGATTGTGAGAGAATAACTCACGTCATTAAAATGACAAATAATGAAATTACCAAAAAAATGGCTGCGGGTTTTTACAGAGATATAGAACTTATTGATAGTAATTCTGAACCAGACTCAGTACAAAAAAAATTAAATGAACTTGAAGGGATTAAAGGCACTGGATCAGATTATCTACATACTGTTTTAGAAATGCATGTAGATTTAAACTTAGATGATTTCGAAGATTTTGATGACAAAGCAAAAAAAATAAAAATTCCATACATCATAACTATTGATGAAGGTAGTGGAGAAGTTTTATCTATTTACAGAAATTATAAACCTGGTGATATCACTTACCAAAGAACAGAATATTTTGTTCATTACAAATTTTTACCAGGATTAGGTTTCTATGGTTTTGGTTTAACACATATGATTGGTGGATTATCACAAGCTGCAACACAAGCTTTAAGACAATTGATTGATGCAGGTACTTTGAAAAATCTACCAGCAGGTTTTAAGTCTAGAGGTATTAGAGTTAGAGATGATGATCAACCAATTCAACCAGGAGAGTTCAGAGATGTCGATGCACCTGGAGGAAATATAAGAGATCAGTTTTTTAATTTACCTTTTACAGAACCATCACCAACACTTTACAATTTAATGGGCTTTGTTGTGCAAGCAGGACAAAAATTTGCTGCAATAACAGATTCAAATATTGGAAATGATGTTCAAAATAGAGCTGTTGGTACTACAATGGCCCTAATGGAAAGAGGATCACGAGTAATGAGTGGTGTTCACAAGCGTTGTTACTATGCAATGAGGTTAGAATTTAAAATTTTAGCTAGAATTTGTGCAGAATCACTACCGCCAGAGTATCCTTATGACGTTTATGGTGGCCCAAGACAAATTAAACAAGCAGATTTTGATGATAGAATAGATATTTTACCTGTTGCAGACCCAAATATTATGTCTATGTCACAAAGAGTGACACTTGCACAAGCACAATTGCAAATTGCACAGTCAAATCCACAAATGCACAACTTACATGAGGCTTACAGACGTGTTTATGAAGCATTAGGTACAAAACAAATAGAAGCAATTCTTAAACCACCACCTAAACAGCCAGAACCTTTAGATCCTGCTAAAGAAAATGCACGTGCATTACAAATGAAACTACTTACAGCTTTTGAATTTCAAGATCATGACGCACATATTGCTGCTCACATGGCATTTATGGCATCAAGAATGGTTCAAATAAATCCTCAAGTGTATGCATTAATGCAATCACATATTTCTGACCACATTTCGTTTAAAGCAAAAGCACAAGTCAAACAAATGTTTATGCAAAATCCTGAAATGGCACAAATGGCCCAACAAGATCCACAACAGTTCGAAATTATGTTTGAAGCTGAGGTTGCAAAAGTTGCAGCACAAATAACTCAAGAGTTAGTTCAATCAGAAATGGCGTCACAAAACAAAGAAGACCCATTAATTAAAATTAAACAACAAGAAATTGATTTAAGAGCAATGGATTTACAAAGAAAAGCAGAAGAAACTAAATTTAGAGCTGATCAAGAAAATCAAAGAGCTTTAGCAAGACTTGAATTTGATTATGATAAACTTGAACAACAAGATGATCAATCTGAAGAGAGAATAAGTGTGGCAAGAGAAAAAATAGATGCAAAAAAAACGTAAAGGACTAAGTGGAGGAGTAAGATCTGGGCCACCGCCTAAGAGAGGACCAAATCCACAGGGAATTACATTTAAACATGCAAAAAAAATCTTACGAAAATCTAAACAAAACAAATAAATTATTATTTTTAGCCGGATTGTTTGATGGTGAAGGTAGTTTTGGTGTTTGGGGTAAAGGTGATGGAAGAAAATCATTTCAATGTTCTGTTGAAATGTGTGATAAAGATTCTGTAGACAAATTTGCTAAATTTTTTGGTGGAAACGTTGTAAAACCAAGATTAAGAAAAGCTCATTGGTCACAAACATACAAATGGAAACTCTCTGGTAGTAGGGCTTTCGAATGTATAAATAAAATGATAGAATATATGTGTCAACGTAGACAGGAGAAATACGAAAATGTGGTTAAGCGCAATTAAATTAGCCGTCTCTGCTGGAAGTAAAATTTATGCTAATAAGCAGAGAACAAAAATGGCAATGTCAGATGCACAACTAATGCATGCTGAAAAGATGGCCCGAGGTGACGAAGCTTACCAGGGTAAATTGCTAGAAGCTCGTCAATCAGACTGGAAGGACGAGGCAGTTTTAATAATTTTAAGTTTGCCCGTGTTGGTGCTCGCTTGGGCAGTGATATCGGACGATCCAACTGCTATGGACAAAGTGAAATTATTCTTCGATATGTTTTCACAGCTCCCGTCATGGTTTACAAATCTCTGGATCTTGGTCGTGGCTTCAATTTATGGTATAAAGGGTACACAAATATTCCGTAATGGAGGAGGCAAAAAATGACAAAACTATGTGCTAGAGGCAAAGCGGCCGCTAAAAGAAAATTTCGAGTATATCCTTCAGCATATGCTAATGCGTACGCTAGTAAAATTTGTGCGGGAAAAATCAAAGATCCATCTGGTGTAAAAAGAAAAGATTTCAAAGGACCAAAACCAGCAGGTGCTCAAGAAGGAGTATTTGTACAAAAACCAAAACAACGTAGAAGAGGAAAAACTCTCGGTCCACGTAGAGAGTCTACTGAATATTTAAAAAAGAAAAAAGCTTATGATACTCTTGTAGGTAATGATAGAAAAAAACGAATGAGTGATCCAAGAATGAGACCAGGTGCAAAAAAAGGTGCGTTGATGATTATGATTGCAGTTGGTAAAAAGAAAAAAGTACAAAAGAAAATGGGTGGCGGAATGACTGCAGGTTCAAGATCTGCTTTAGGTAGATTACAAAAAGCTGCAATGATGAGTAAAGGTGGTGGTGCTGATTTTATTAATACTGTAAAGCCAAGAAAAAGAGGTAACCCTGCAGTAGTTACAAACTCTGATGAAAGAGCTAAGAAAAAAGGTATTATAAGAAAAGCAAATAAATACTCACAAGGTGGAGATGCAAAAATTAAAAAAGTTATTAAAGGATTAAGAAAAGCATCTAAAACACATGCTGGCCAAGCAAAAACTTTAAGTACAAT